GGGGTTGACCCAGGCTCTCAAAGCGGAAAGGATTTAAAATCCTCTCACCGCGGCTGTGCTAAGCACAGCTAGGTTGCTCTGGCGTTGATTCTGTCGACGACCCAAACGTTTCGATAACGTGTCTTGGATTTCAGAATGGGTGTTTCAAACATCCAATCTTGACCCAAGCCCTCATCAAATGAGGTTACGTCTTCGAAAAACATTGCACCCTGATCCTCTATGATTTTTGAGGAGCTTAGCTCCTCATCTTCATAGAGTCTACCTACAAGATAGAGGCAGGGACGGAACACAACTACTTGGTAGTTGCGTCCCCGAGCTTCGCCGAGGCGGACTAAGTCCGCCCCTAAGCGAAGATCCCTGCTGATTAGGGTGATTGTTTCCTCCTCCGGAAGGTTTCTTGTGAATTCCTCCTTGATTATAGAATCTGATTCTACAAACAAGTGAAGTCTTTCCCTGAGCACTCGAGGCAGATCCATGTTGTTCACTAAGTGATCAACAAGGGTCTGTTGCTCGAGGTCAAGGATTGCATCAGAGTGGAATTGGAAAAAGGCACCAAGTGCTTCTTTCCATTCCGCCCGAGGTCTTCCAAAAGACCATTCCAGAGACAGGTAGTCCTCTTTCGGTATGAGTTGGGATTTGACAAAGTACCCCGGCAGGCTACTCTTAGAGAAGCCAGGGTTACACCAGTGTTCTAAGAACCTGGTGAGGGATACGAAGGCAGGTTTCCCACCTCTGACTCCAAGAGCTTTCGTGGGCTCCGCTAAGCGGAGTTCAGGAAGGTCCTTGTAATCAATACCTTTGAGGATTGCACGATAATAAGCGGCTTTCACCATCTTCATAAAGAGTCTCTGGGGGGATTCTAGGAATCCTCCGACTCTGAGTGAAGCCAGTGATCTGTTCGCGTCGCTAAGCGGCACGATCATGTCATCTGGGAGATAACTTCTAAGAAGTTCCTCTGTTGGAAGCCATTGCTTGTATTTCGTGACTACCTGATTCAACTCATCTGACCTAACTAGGCGTAGGCCAAGGCGGGATTTGTACAGATCTCCTATCCGGTGATAGGTTTCATCAGGGTCTCGGGACTTAGTCCTGATGACCGCATGAACGAACTTTTCATCCGGGTAGAAAGATCCGTCACCGCCAATTTCTTCGGGTATGAATGGACACAGAGTGTCCTTCTCTGACGGAAGCATAATGTGTTGCAAAAGCTGAGCTTTTGCATACAGTGCCTCTTGAGCCCTATGTGTTGTGTGAACCCATCGCGTTTCTTTGCCAAGCAAAGCAAAGCGACCGGCTTGCACACCACTGAAACCTAAGGTTTCAGTGCACGTAGGGATCATCAGTCGGAGTCTCGGTGTGTCAAGGTAATGAATCTTAGATTCACCTCTCTTGATCTGTACTATGGGAAGGTCTAAGGTTGTTCTTGGAACAATCATAGCCTCCTCGCAGTAGAACATAAATCTCTTAGAGATATATGTGTCTTCCACCGAAACTCCGTTTCCGAGTTCCGAAGAAATGCCTAGATAGGTATGTAACTTCTCTTCTTCGCCGATGGCCAAGATATCGTCACCTACAATACTGTAGACTTCTACCTGCGCTTGGCGCAGGCAGATGTCTTGGTTGAGGGTGAGGATTGATTTCGTGAGGAAGTCCCCCATGAAGATCCCAATGGTTGTTTTAAACATACCATCGATCATCATCCGGCCTGAATCGTCCTGCGGAACTACGTACCTCTCAGAGGTATGCAGTTTTGCCGCAAGGGCAATCAAGCCAAGGGGGGCTCCTTCAACTGTTTTGAGATGCCACAAGATCTCTCTCCAGATTCGCTTAGCGAATCTTCGAGAATGTTGGTCTGTGGCGTTACTCATGTCAGTCGAACACACGGGATGACCTT